AGGCGCGTACCGCGTTCTGCCGGGCCGCTTGTGCATGGGGCGCAACCGGCGGGGATGCCAGTGCACGCACGTACTGCGGTGAGGGCGCTTCCTCGTACGGTGCATAGGCTTCGGGGCCGTACATGTACGCGGGCTCCTCTTGCGCGCGCTTCTCCGCGAGCACGCGCCCCATAGCCTCCGCAAACCGTACGGACGCGGTGTGCGTGATGCCCGTTTCAAGCGCCGTCATTTCTGGGTCGGGTTCCCCCGCGCGCAGATCCTGATCGTTGGGCGCGCTGTACGCGGCGCCCGCCCCGTAACCCATGGGGTGCATCATCGGGGGCCCCGCAAAAGGCAGAAGAGGATGCACCGCGTACGGCGTTGTCATGATCGCGCGCAAGTAGCGGGCACGGCCGCTGCCGGGACCCCCTAGGTTCTCTACCGTTTGGGACATGGTCAACGCCTCGCGTTGTCGAAACTGATCGTTGAACTCTTCCGCCTGCGCTTGCAGTCGATCCCGGGGCAGCGTGCGCCCTTGGCCGAATGGCGCCAAGCGGTATTCATCCGCTACTTTTTGCCAGCCCAACGTCACGCTGTTTCCAGGGGCCGCGAAGTTGTTGAGGAAGGGGGCACCGCACGGGTCTCGACGCGATGAATCAACCAAAGCGTACTTACCAAAAGTGCAATACTCACTACGAATAGCGCGAAAAGGCCGTATTGCAAACGGTTGACAAGAATAACCTGGCGCTGCACGTGGCGCGCCAGAGTGTCGAAGGGGATCGTGGACGCTCGAAACGAATCGCCGAGCGAAACCAAGTCCTTACGCCGGATGATCTGGGAGCTCTCGTCCAGCCGCGCAAAGGGACATCCCTCGCGCTGTAATAGGCGCTTCTCGTTCGGCGTTTCCATACTCTGCTTCTCCTGGCGGACGGGACGCCGGAATGGTTTTAGCGTGCTCCCCCGAGTAGCCCGAGGAGCGGGGCGACGTACGGATGCGCCTCTGCGTTTCTTCCACTTGATGGCAGACGCCATCCATGTCCTCGCACAAGCGTTCCAACTGTTTGACCTGTTGAATAACGCAACGAATGTTGTGCTCAAAACGTTGACTTTCTTGTACGCCACGGCGTGACGTCCCTGTCAACCTTTGCAAGAAGGCGATCACAGTCACCGTCCTCTCTCTCCTCGGTCGTACAACCCAGGATCAAGATGCGAGTAACTCCCTCCGCGGGGTACCTCCTGTCGAACAGACGACATGGGTGCGACTTCCGGTTGAGACCGACCACGGACAGCGTCGCGGATGACGCTGTCCGTGGTCACCTGTAATGACTGAATAGACGAGCGCAAATCGCCCAACGAACGCGTGCTGTCGCATTGCGCATCTACCAATTTGTCCAGCGTCGCGTTGACCCCCACGGACGCTTGGTTCACTTGCGCAATCAGGCTAGATGTCTTCTCGCGGCTGTGCTCCATCATCTCGTTGGCGCGTACTTGATCTTCGACCCTCTGATCCTGCACGCTCATCAAGCGCTTCAGCAACCAAATGATGCAAACGACCGCTACGGTCAGCAGCGCGCCGAATACACTGTCCTTGATTACATTAGAAGCAGACCCCGCAGCCACTTCAGTAACGCGCTCGATGACTTGACGGTGCATAAGTTATCCAAAAACCCACACGCTCATAGCGGCGGTGGAAGCGTGTGTGATCGTGATGGAAAGGACACCGGCGGTGGTTGGCTGAGGACTCCCTAAAGCAAAAAACCCCCCGGGCGATACTTCGATACCGGGTGTGGCTCCATTAAGGGAAAGAAGCACGGGTTGAACCGTGGGGTCAACGCTGGCATCCATCGTCACCAGCAAAAGCTTAGCGCCGTTGGGGCCCAACGTTCCCATGTCGAGCGTCTTGGTTCCCGACACTGTAAAGGACAGTCGATACTCGGTGCGGCTGTCATAAGCAGCGGAGAGAGCGGCCACGATGGGGAGCGGCGGCTGCCCCGCCGCCATGGGCGTTTGAACGGTAAGCGTTGTCGTGAACGGCGTGGACACGGGAGTTCCTTACGCCGCCGCGGCCGATGTGGACGCGTTGGCCTGGGTCGACGCGTCAGGAATTCCAAGGAAGGTACTCGACATATTCGAGCCCCCCGCGTTGGATGCCGTCGAAATAAGGGTCAGCGCGCTGATAGCTACAGGGACTGCGCGCTCAAACTGTACCGCGACGTTCTCCTGCAGAAGAACCCCTTGGCTATCCGTAGCCAATGAGTGATTCGGCAAGTAACTCGATTCGAAGTAGAGGGCGCCGAGCGCATCTTGGTTGATGTCGCGGATGTACATCAAGATGCCGATGGGCTGTGCGAACAAGTCTGAAGCGAGGTTGAAGTAAAGGTTCTCGTACCCCGGCGGGATGATGACGTCGTGGGGGTTCGCCATTGAGGCAGAACCCGCGTTCGGCCACATCGACGGGACGATGGTCGGTCCAATATCGTCTTGGTAGTACGCATAAAGAATGCGCAAGAGGGACGCACCGTGGTAGTACACGCGCCCCAAACTCAGCTGACCTACCGTACGCCCCGAGATGAAGTAACTTCGCTCGGAACCGATTTCGAAGATACGGCTGAACTGCCGGTTGTGGCTGACGTTGAAGCTCTGCAGTACACCAATGGGCAGCACGATCTGATTGGCCGATTGACCATTGCCACTCAAGGCTTGCGCAAAGGAAGCCGCGCCGCCGATGTTCGCGATACGCGGCGGCCCTGCAGCCAATAGCATGAAGCCCGCGTTGACGTACTGGCCGTCAACCATCCCGGCCTGTACGTAGTTATTGTACGGGGCCCAATCAGAGTAATTCCCGCTCAATGTCCGCCTCCTAATCTATGGCTAAAAAGAGACCGCTGGGCCTCTACCTCGTCACTTGCCATTCAGCACGCGACTCACCGTGCGGGTTGTTGCATTATTGCGCACCGCTAATTCCTCATGCGTAGTTGCTATGCTTGGTGAATTGTAAATCGTTGCCAGCACGTAGAGCTCCTACCGAAAGCTCTTCGAGTCTAGCAAAGGTAGGCTAAAGAAGAGGAGCCCGGGGTGGGGCTCCTCTTATGCGGCGCATCGAGCACGCGCCGCATTAGATCAAATGAGTAAGGTCAATTTTAGGTAGTTGCACGGAATAGGAACATCCAACGTCGAATCCATGATGACCGTGTCTCGGTTGTTCTCATCCTGGATGATATTGTCGAGGCTTCCCCCAATCAACACGCCGTTCTCCGTAAGGAAGCCGAAGAGCCCCTGACCCACGGTGCCCAGGGTATCCAAAAAGCCCTGCGTGATATTGAAGCGCCCGATGAAGTTCTTCAGGCTCCCCCGAACGAACTTCGCAGTGAAGTCGACGATCTTGGTCACGGAGTCCGTGCGGGTTTCGACACTGGTCAAATCCGTTGTCAGCGCCATGCGTGCATAGATGGGCGCGTTCGCAACATCCTGCACAAAGATGTAGGCGCCACCGCCTGCCATCACGTTCAGCTGGCTCTCGCTGTACGTATCGTTGCTACCCTTCACCCCGGTGAACCCCGTGATGGGGAACTGGGTAAAGGACTGCTGTGGCGGCTGCTGCCCGATCGCGCCGGCGGTAGCCGCGTTCATGTAGAAGCCGTCGAGGACCTGGCTGACGCCCGAGATGGTGGCCACGCACCGATCGGGAAGCGTCATCCAAAACCGACGGTTCTGAAACGACTGCCCCATGGCGTTGACATTGGCTGCAATCGCATTCTTATCGGGGGTTCCCGCCAGCGTCACGAGGGGCAGTCCCCGCACACGAATCGAGAACAATTCCCCAATGAGCGGCGAAGGCAGAACGTTCTCTGCATAGAAGCCATCGTCGTTCGAACCGTTGGGGAAGCTACCCGCGCTCACGCGCACCGTAACGCGGGAGCCCACGATGCTGGCGATCGAGTAATTGTTCCCATCCGCGGCCAGAGCTAGGAACAACCCGGACGCCACCGGGATGGTTCCCACCGGGCTAACACCCGCCGCTTGCAAGAGCGTGCTCAGGCTCGTGATCTTGGTATCGAACGTGATGGTACTCAGCCCGTCACCGTTGGTGCCACTCGTAATCAATGTGTCGAGCGCGTTGGTGGGGATGACCGGGTTCCACAGCAAGATGCGCTCGCCGTGTTGCTCGGGCTGACTCATAAACTGTACGTGGGTGTTGAACACCTGCGCCACGGACTCGTCATGGGTTAGAAGCGCAATGGCGTACACCTCGAAGCCCTCGAGGTATTCCGCGGCCCTCGTGAACGCTTCGACGGTACCGAAGGGCTCTTCGGATGCAATTGCGTCGACGCCCAATCCCGTTACTTGAATGCCGGGCCCATTGATGAGTGCGAAGTACATCCCGAGCGCCAGCGGATTGTCCGCGGTCGTTGGCCCGATCGCCGCCTCGAGGTCCGTGGTATTGCCGAAGCGCAAAAGACCCGGGTTCGTTGCCAAGGCCGTAGTGTCGAGCCGAAGCGCTGTGTACGCCACGTAAATAGGGGCCTGAACCGCCAGAGGGTTTCCCACGAAGTCGCGCAGGAGACTGTGCTTGATGGTGATGTTGTCCGTAAGATCCACCACCAAGTCAGGCGTGGGTCGATTCGGGGGCGCGGGGGACACCAGGTTCTGCGCTTCAATGTAGAAGCTCGTACCGACATTCGTACTGATCGGTACCTGCTGGTTGATCTTGAGACGCGTGGTGATGCCCCCCGGTGCCACCTTGTTCACCAACGCGAACAACGTCCCGTCGATCCAAATCTGGTCGCCGGCCTGGGGAGGGAAGGGGTTACCGTTGGTCTGCGCACCGGCGATCAACGTGGGCGTTGTACCCGGGTCGAGCGCCGCCAAGGCCGTGCCCCCAACAATTTGGAGCATCGACTCATCGCCAACGGTTTCATTGGTCAACGTCAGCGCGCCCCCTGTCGAAGACACCACAACGTTGCCGCCCGTTTCGGTACCCACCAGCGCCTGAATGGTGGCTTGTAGGCTGTTGGTCGCCCCCACCACCGTAGTCTCGTTACCCGCAAACGTGATGGTCTGCGGCGCATGCCCATCGCTCAGAATCAACGTGCTGCCAGTGGTCAGCGCAGAGAACGTCGGGGGGGCCGAGGCGGTCAACACCGCGTGCGTCGCTGCCGCCGTAAAGTTCATGCTAGCGAAATCCAGAAGCGAGGTGTAGGCGCCGCCGCTGCCATCGCTTACAGCCGCGATACTTGTCCCAGTACCTGCCAAAACGGGAAAGGACAGGGGCCCGCCGTTCGTGGTCAAAAGCGTGCTTGCCGGGCGGATCGTAACGGAGCTATTCGCACCCTCGCTGTTGCTGGTGATCTCCAAAAACTTACCCGAGACCAGCGACGGCGTTGCGCCGGACAAGCCCGCTTGGAGCTGACTCAAAAACGCCGTGTCACTTGCGGGGCTCGTGAACGCGATCGTCTGGTCAGTACCATTGTCCACGTTGATAATGAGGTTATTCGTGCCAATGGCCGTGGGGTACACCAGGCCCGACAAATCCGTGGGGGATTGCACGGACCCCGAAATGGCCACGGTTCCTTTCATCAGGAACGACGCCGTTCGCGTGGCTTCCGTGATGTCCGTGCTGTGCCCCGTTGCCAGGAACACGCGCACGGTGTTTTGCTCAATCACCAACTCCGCCAGGTTATTGCGCGGATCGGGAAAGGCTTCTTCCGGAATGGTCAGCGTGTACTGATTGTAGTTGGAAACGCCCAGGTAGGTCTGCCCGATACCAATTCCGAGTGCCGATGCAACCACAGGCGACGTCGTGTCAAGGATGGTGATGGATTCAAACTGCCCTTTACCGAGGGTCGCAAATTCGAAGTAGGTGTCGCTGACCAGGATAGCCTGGGCCGACGTTACGCCCTGCTGACTCAAAGCGGCCATGATCTGCGACACCATGGTCGCAGGGGTCAACCCCTCCGCCGAAGGGTCCGAGAACGGCAAATCAACCTCAACCGACTCGTTGATGCTCACCGCCAATTGAAGCCCATCGAGACCCGTGTATACGGGAGGGCTTCCGGTAGCAGCCGCCGAAAAGAAAAAGGCCGGAAGGTCAATCAGCGCATCAGCATTGAGGGTCTGCCCGCCGGTACTGTCGGTCACGAGCAAATCCACAATCTGCTTGCACACGCCGACCACGTTGGGCACGAGCGTGGGCGTGATGACCGTGGGCGTTACCGCCATAAATTGTTGGATGACCTGGGTGCCGGGGCGCGGGATAGACGCCGGTGTACTATTCGCCATGTAGCGCGCTCCTTTGGATGCGTAAGTGCTCTGCTACTTCAGCGATTCTTCCACGCGGCGCGCGTGTATGGGAATTGCACTACAGAGAAGAGGGTAGCTGCAGGCTACCCGCACGGAAGGGGCGCACCGTTCGTACGTACACTTCCCGCGTCGGGTCGAGGGGGTGCCGCTGCTTTGGCAGAAAGGTGGGCCTGTTCGAAAACGTAGCCGTACCCCCGTGGGCATCGGGGGCATTGATAAGAGGCGGCACGGGTACCGGATGCACGGCAAACGGACGGTCAAACCCGTTGTACGGCGGGGGACCCCCCACGGTAGTAGGCGCCGGAAATTGCGTGCGCATGCGGTGCTCGATGCTTTGAACGATCTGCTTTCCGAGGGGTGTAAACGCACTCGTACGCACAAATTGAAACGGTACACTGATGGCTACTGCCGTCCACGTATCCCCATTGTCATCCGCAATAATAGACCCTGCGGGAGAGGGCGACCCCAGCTGAATCTGGCGCCCCGTATCGAACAAGCCGTGCTGTAGAAGAAGGTCGCGCAAAAGCCAGATGTGCTCCGCTACAACCCAGCCAATATTCTCGACCTCAAGCGGTACGCGCGAACAACAATTGATCGTCATCGTACCCGCCGCCAAGATGCTCTTGGTCTTACGATTGATGGCCGCGTCGTACTGAAGCAAATCGTCCATTCCAAAGGAATAGAACTGGATGGGTCCCCGGGTCAGCGTGATGAGCGGTCGGCGCTGCATCACCTCAGTCTTTCCCGGCGCTTCATCCTGAATGATGATGTCCGTGGTCGCCGGGTCGGGATCCCAGTGATACGCCCCTGGGGGCGCTGCATTGAACAAGCCCTGCATGAACCCGACGAATAGGTTTCTTAGGGCTTCGAGCGGGGTGTACTTGAAGCTTCCGGGAAAGGCGCTCGTGTCCTCAAATTTCGGGGTCTTGATCGAGTCCACCGTGTGGCTCCGTCAGGGGGTTCTGCGGGGGTGCCCCCGACTTCTTTAGACGATCCATCATACGGTGCTGCAACAACCCAAACCCAAGACCCGCGGCGCCCGCCGCTACCGGGGGGCCGTATTTCATTACGGCGAGGGGTAACCCATCACCCCCCAACGCCTGGATACCGCGGTTCAGGCCGTGCATACCCACGTACCCTGCCCCCGCGCCAAGGGCGTAGCCACCGACCCCCTTCGCCAGCGTCAACGCCGGGTGTTCTCGATAAGGGGGTGGCGTTTGCCCTTCATTCACCGCCGACGCAGCGTCTGTTACGGCATCCGCCTCGGCAATCTTCACGAGCTCATCAGCGAAAGCAGCGTAGAAAAGCTCGTTCATCACCTAACGACCGTACCACGGGGGGTACAGGGAATAGATCCCCTCGAAGTCGATGTCGTCTTTAGGCAAATCCGTCAGTGTGGTCGGGTTCGTGTAATTGCGAGCAGGGGTATAAAACAAGTCTTGCATGGGCGCCCCCAAATCCAAGGGGATGAGGTACTCCATGTCCGTCGTCTCAGCACGCCGCAGCTGAAGCTCTTGCGTCACCACCGCGCGCTGTTCTTGCGTGGTGGAAATAGTACGCACGGTCCACCGAATATTCTCGGGTTCAACCAGCACGTCATCGGGTTTTACCGGTGGGTAAAACGACATGCGCCCTGTGGTGGATTGCTGCTGAAGCTTACCCGAGTTGGTCGGCTGTTGATTGGCCGGTGTTGGATCAATGCTGACCCAAATTTCAATAGGCTTGTGGTACCCCCGTACAAACGACGTATCGAAGCAGCTACGACAACCACTGAACTTCCGCTTTTGAAGGCGGGGGTTCCAGCAATCTGCACAACGCTGCCCAAACGTACGCACGGGTAAAAGCCAACAGCGGCGCCCGATGAACTCGTGCATCAGCAGGTTCAGATGCAGCCGCAATTCCTGAGCGATGAGCGTCGGCTCGGGGGTCTTAGCGTAGGGTCCGTAAAGCTTAACTTCCCCGGTTTGCTTATTACGGATCTGGATCTTGTAGTGGTACTGCCGGTAGATATTCCCAACCTTGACCAGGTTGTCGATGAACAAGAACGCGTCTTCGAGCTCCTGCGAAATGGGGTCGAAGGGGCCCGAGGCGGACTCAGCGCGCAGAACAAGAAAGGTGTAATCAAGAAGGTCTTCCGCTGTATCTCCGACTTCCCAAGTTAACTGGTTGTAGTCGAGGGACAACGACAGAACGCGCGCTTTAGTAATCGCCAAACCCGGCATTTAGGGAGCCCTACTTGTCGTTAAAACCGTTGGCTGCGCCTGAAATAATACCGTTGATAGCGCCGCCGGCGCCTCCGATGGCAGCCCCGGGTAAAGCCCCAACACCACCAAACAATGCGCCTCCAAGGGCGCCCCCGGCTGCACCCGTAACCCCTTGAATGGCCCCTTCGCGCAGCGCGCCCTTGATAGCGCCGCCGATGCCCGCATGCTTGGCGCGCAAAGATGCTTGCTGTGCCTCTGCGTGCGCCAACGCTCGCCCCGCCAGATCGAAGCACGCTTCCTTGGGCAGTCCTGGGAAGGCCGGAAGAAAGGGGCGCAGGACACTCGCTGTCTTCACGGCCATCGAAGGAACCGGGGGTCGCTTTACCGCGGGCGCCTTCAGCCCCTGGGTGGGATCCGAGCACGCCGCCAGCTTACGCACGAAGGCCAAATGCGCGGACTTCATGCTTCCGTCTTCCGCTGCCGGCTCTTCCTCTTCTTCCAGATCGTTTTCTTCTTCCAGATCGTTTGCCACCGGCTCCGCCTCGCCCCCCGCGCGCAGCTTGGACAACTCGAGGTCCAGTTGCCGCTTCTTCAACCGAACCATGTCCTCTTGGGCATAGAGGTTGTCGATCTCGGGTTCCGGCTTCAACCGACGCTCAATGCGCTGCGCTTCGATCTTGAGCAGCTCTTCCTCAAGCGCCAACGCTTTCTCATACAGCGCCGTGTCTTCGTAGCGCGCGAGCCACTTCCCATCGTCACCGTCGCCGCAGAATGCCTTCTTAACCGAGCCCAGCCGCGCAATCTTTTGAATCTCGTTCAGAGGCAAGCGCGTCAGATGCGCCGTCAACTCATCTTCGGTTTTCTTGTCCGAAGCTTTCTTCACCAACACGTTCAGAAATGCATCCAGCATGATGGTCTCCTACTGCGTCAGCAGTCGTTGAAGTTGGCGGCCCTTGTCCTCGATACCGCTGCCGAGCAGCGCCCCTTGCACAGCGCCCTTCCCTGTATTGCGCAGCATGGCCTGGGTCGGATGCGCCAAGGCCAGCTCCCGCTGAGCCAACTGGGTCTTAGCCATGGCCAAGGCGGCGGCGCTGCCATAGCTGCCGTCTTGGCTTCCCATCAGGGCGTCAATGCGGCTTTGCACCGGGTCAAGGCCCCCCTGAATTCCCTGATGGGTTCGGTAGGCTTGGTCCGCACCGCCCACCAAGCCGCCCAGCAAAGCGCCGCCGAGCGCTGCGTGCTTCTGCAACCCGCGACGAAGCACCGACGCCGTCTTTCCCACCTGCGTCAGGCTTTGGGCCATGGACGGGTCAGGCCCCGGCGGGCCGCCCGCAGTGGCATTCATGTCAGGCGACCCCGCGGGCGGCGCCGCGCCAGGGGCGGTTTGCGCATCAGGGGCCGCGCCGGCGGGCCCCCCCGGGGGGCCCCCACCCGAATCCCCTTGAGCCGGAGGCTGCGGTGGGCCCGCATTTAAGCCAGCATCGGGAGCGGCCGGGGGCACCGTTCCGAGCGGTGTGCCCATGGGCGTTCCCTGCCCCGTACTTTGCGCCAAATCCATGGCGGCTTGGGCATCGGGATCTTGGGATGCCAACTCCATCAATTGCATGCGTAGGTTCTGCTGCGCGATCCGCATGCGCGACGCGGTCTCCATTTGCTTGAGCGCGTCGTTCTTGGCGTTGACCGCTTCATCAAGCGCGGACTTGATGCGCGGCGCTGCCGAGGCGGCATCAGCCTGAGCTTGAGCCGCCGCCTGCTGCATCTGCTGCACCTGCATTTGCGCTTCTTGCTGCGCTTGCGCCACCTGCTGCTCGGTCGCGTGCAGCTTCGAACGGTAGAAGTTGGCCTCGTTTCGATCCTGAAACTGTTGCCCCACTTGCTCGGCTTGCAGGTAATTGACCGGGGTCAGCTCCGGATCATCGGTCGGGGAAGCCATGGGGGCTTCCGCATCGGGGATGCCCTGAAGCTCATCAGCGGTCTTCGTTAAAGAACGCACCATGCGCATAGCCAACTTGGCGATGTTCGCCTTCTTGTGCCGCGCAATGTCCGCCTCGGTTCCGAGCTCACCCCCCACCCGATGGCCCGCGGCGCCACCCAGAGCGGCGCCCCCTAGCGTCGCCATCGGATGGCCTTTACCGAGCGCATGCCCAAGCACGCCCCCGGCCGCTGCACCCCCTAACATACCGAGGGTTCGCCCTGCCCGCTCCCCGCGGCGCGCGGACTCCCGGTGGTGCTCCGCAGAAATGGTGGTCACCGCCCGCTGCCGCCCGGTCTCTTTGAGCTCTGCATCGGTTGCGTTCTCCTTGGCCCACTTCGCCATCAAGGCAGCGACCTTGGAAAAACCACTGGCTGTCTTTTGGTCTGGCGGTGCGGGTTCCTCTACAGCTTCTTCCGAAGGCGCCTCCGACGCTTCTTGCGGCGTGTCCTCCCCACCTTCAGGGAGCTCTTGATCCTCGGCCCCTTCGTCTTCACCAGGTTGTTCGACGCCCGCGGCTTCTTCCGCCTGTTGAAACTCGGGGCTTTCGATGGCCTCTTGTTCGGGGGTCTCATTTTCCTCGTGCCGCTCGAGCATCACGGGCGGCGTAGGAATCATAGGCTTGTTCCCATACTCGGGTGGCAGTGCCCGCCAATACTTATCCAAGTGGGCCTGGCATTCGCCCATGTACGACTTGATCTTGAACTTCATCGGGTTGTGCCCGAGGACTGCGCACAACTCGTGATAGCTCTGAATCATTTCTTGTTCAGCGCGGATCATACGTTGCGCTACCGCGAGAGGATCGGTACTCGACGGGGGCATCTCCGATTCTGGGATGTGCGGTGCACCGGCCAAGACCGCCATGCGCTCCACCAAATACTGAAAGGCGTTCTTGTGATCCCACTCCGTGTCACAAATGACGCGTAGAACTTCACCGGCGTAGGGGCCTCGAATGCTTTTCGAGTAGATGAGCCCTGCGGTCATCAGCCGTAGCAAGTGCATGGCGCACGTACCCATAAGCTGCACCGCGAACTCGAGGGGTACTTCAAATTGCCCTTCGAGAAGCCCGGTCTCATCCGGCGCGTCTTGCCACCCTGCGGTCTTCGTCGAAACGCGCGCCACCTTGACCTGAAGGGGCTGCTTCATGGACACGAAGTAAGCACTTGCCATGTGGAGGGGGATCTGCGCGTCTTCGCCGAAAAGCGCTCGCTCAAAACTGTTCGTCATTTAGAACTCCACTACCACGTAGTAGCCCTCGAGCCGTGCTTTACCACTACTGTCGATGTAGCGCGGCGTAGCCCCCGAAGGACCGTTGAACAAGGTACCGATCGCGTCCGTTGCGGAGCTGAACCCGAAGAAAGGATTCGCGGTTCCACTCTTACTCAGGGAAATCCCACCCCCCAATGCTTTCTGCAGGATGTGAATGTACTTGTCGCGCCAAAAGGTGGCGAGCGCCGGGAGTACAGCAGCGATCTGCTGAGAAATCTGCTGGAACGTCAGCCCCTGCTCCAAAACATCAGAGAACTGTACCGTGCCTGCGGGCAACGTAAAGATCAGGGTCGAACCGTTCAACCCGTAGATGCGCCCGTTTTGGGTAACAACCTCTTTACCACCCGAAACCCCTCCCTGAAGGAAGAACTCCATGTCCTTTAGGTTGTCGAACTCATAGGTATGAAGAGACACGGGTGCTCCTTAGGTAATGCAAACTCTACCACTAGTAACTGAGGTACGAAGCGTTCACACTCCAGAGTTCTGAATGCAAACCGGTGTTCATGGGGCCGATAATCTGCCCGATGTTCAGCGAGACCTTAACCCGCTGCTTCATCTGCTCCGTCGTCCCTTTGAAGTACTGGAGCCAGTTCATGATGAGCGGCGTTTTATCGTTCACGCCTACGTTGATGCCGCCGTTTGAATAATTGATGTGGTTTCGCGTTTGAAGGAGCCCTACGGACTCAAGCAGCGAACACGTGGTCATGCGTGTGAGCAGCGCCTGTTGATGCCATTGAAGCAAATCTTCAAGGCTGAACGCTCCCAAAAAAGGGGGCGTCCCATTGAAATCCGAAAGGGCGTCCATCACTGCCCACGCAATGATGCGATCCGTGGACTCTTCCCCGGTCAGTAAACGATTGAGCTGAGGGTGATCCCGCGTAAAAAGCCGCACAGTCTGAACAAACGCCTGCATCGTTTGGCTCATCGCCTGAACGCCCTGCAGCTTTTCACCGTTGGCCATAGCGCTTACCCTCGTCGACGCCGTCGACTGCCCGCGCTCGTGTGCACTTCTTCTGACGCAACGGGTGTAGTTTCCGTCGTGCCTTCTTCAAAAATTTCCTCGACCGAAAGCTCCGCCGTATCCACGGCGACTTCCTGGGTAGAAGTAAGCCCTTCTTCCGTGGGTACTTCAGGTACCTCAGGAGGCACAACGTCCTCGAGGGTTGCGTCTTCTCGCAGAGCGTCTTCGGTAACCGCCGCGAGGGTTGTCAGATCCACCCGTTGGCTTCGGGCGTTGTACACGCGCACCAGTCCCTTGCGCTCCTTGTCTTGCACTTCATGAATGTGCTTTCGAAGAAAGTCGCCGGTTACCGGAGAGGGGCGGCCCCGAACAACACGGACCAGACCCCCCGCCAAGAAAAGGTTTTTGGTGCTGCTCTCAGGACCCAGCAGTGCCCGGCGCACAGAGCCGGTGTGAATCGACCGGGTGGTATTGAAAATGAAAAACACATCTTGCGGCATGATCGTAGCCTACCTTGAAACGCAAAAGAGGACACCGACGACCGGCGCCGGTGCCCTCTTAATCCGGGCCGACAGAACTACGCGAGTTCCCTCAGGTTAATTGGCGACGATCTGGGGGAATTTGAGCCCTTCGTTCACGCGGTTGTTGATGGCGCCAAGGCTATCTTCAGCCACCGGAATGAAGTTGTCGAGCAGCGTGTCCTCATCGTTGGCCGTAGCGTCCGCCGAGTAGAGCTCGATCTTGCCAACGCTGGCGATGTTGATGACCGCCATCGCGATGTCCTCCCATGCCTGGAAGGTGATCGTGTTGGCGACCTTGTCGATGTAGAACTTGGTCTGGTTAAGCACGTAGAACTTCCCGAAGAACTCGGGTTCCGCGAAGAAGTAGATGTTCCCACGGCGCAGGATGTCGGTCTTCACAGTCCGGATGTACGGGCGGCCCACGAGCAAATTGTACTTGTACCCGTCGACGGTGGTCTCCGACTGAATCCGATCGCCGGTGTCTTCCACGGTCCAGGACAGGACATCGTCGAAGTCAGTTTCGGTCAGAAGGAAGCGTGCGCACCGCAGGCGTCTTCCGTCGATGATCTTGAAGCCCTCCACGATGTCCTTGCGCTGAACCGGGCGGATTACCGCGTCGTTCGTATTGGCGGCGCGCGCAAGCTCCCCCTTACGAACCGAGAACTCGACCGGAGGCGCACTGCCTTGAAGAGCTGAAGCGTTCAACGACACGATCGTTCCACCGTTGGCTTCCTGCTGAAGCGCCTGAACCGCGGCTTCGATATGGATGACGAACTCGCGATCCTCGATCTCCTGGATGTCCTTCACCGAATTCTCCTCGATGATCTTGGTGATGGGCATCTCATACGCTAGTAGCTCTTGTTCGGTCTTCTGAAAGACCTCCGAGCTGATCGTGAAGAAAGCTACCTCGGCGCGCTCACCCCGGATAAACCGGGCCGTGGGCTGTCCCCGGAAGCTGATCGCCATGGCCCGGCTCTTGGGCTCGATGTCGACGATCTTGACCAGCGTGTCATGCCGCGTTGAACGCTGGCAGTCCGTACGCGTAACCTGCTCCGGGGGCACGATCTTGCGAACGAACGAAACCTCGCGAAGACGATCGCGAATGTAAGAGCCGCCAAACTGGGCGAGCTTTTCTTTGCCCCCGGGTTCGCCGAGGCGTGTGTTGAACAGATCGTTGACTTGCCGTGCCGATGCCATCTGATTCTCCTTTAGTTAAGTAGGCCGTTGTTCACCACACGGCTTAGAAGAGGTTGCCTCCGCGAAGACGCAGCCAACCGTTGTTGGCAGCGGGCAACTTGGTGACGTACCCAACGATGCGGTCGGTGTCGTTCGAACCGCCATGGCCCACGAGGCCGCTCAGGGTCCGTACCCCGTACACGCCACCCACCGAAATGCTGGCCACCTTGAGGGGTTGCAGCATGGCGGCGATGGGCGCGCCGTTTGCCCCCGAGACCTCGGCCGGATCGTAGATGCGCGTCTCGAACTCCCAGGCGTTGAGCCATAGAAGGGGCATCTTGCAGTCGGCTATAGCCTGCACATCATAACGGCCGTTCTCCGCCCACAAGGGCCACGACAGCACATTGAGCGCCGACGTCCCCAACGTCTGCGTGATGTCAACCGCGCGGATCATTTGGCCGACGCCATTCAGCGTCATCCACTCGCCATCGATGAGCGACAGCGGGTTGGACGGGTTGGCCAGGGTCTTGTCCGCAGGGATCCAGTCCCTTCGAACAATGGGCATAACGTCGGAAACCGGCTTGAAGTTTTCGCGAAGTGTGGTCACTGAAATTCTCCTAGTGCAGTCTGTTGAAGAAGCGCCGCGGTCAGCCGATGTCTCCGAGGATGTACTGTTCGAAATCCGAAGCACCGAGATGGGCAGCGGCTGTAGTGCCCACCGACGCGGTCTTCATCATGTCCGGACCCGTAAGGTTGACGGCTTCTTTGAGAACCTCAAAGCCCTTCGGGTCTTGATGCGCACGCTTCTCGAGCGTGTCGACCAGGTCCGCGAAAGGCATAGCGGTGTGCACACCCTTGTCGTGCATGTCCATCGCTACCTTCTCGGCCTGCATGCGCGTCGTCAACACCCGGTTGGCCTGAGCCAACTTGGCGTTCTCGGTTTGCAATGCGTCCCGTTCTTGCGACACGGTACGCAAGGCGACCGCCGCATCCTTAATGACGCGAGCGACTTTGACTTGATCCATCTTTTGGGTTGCCATGGCCGCTCCTTTTACATCTGCGCGCCGGCGGTAAATCCGCTGGCGGCTTGAGGGGTATTGGGTGCGCCACCAGCGCCTCCCATCATGCTCTTCTTGGTCTTCTTGCCGACCACCTGTTGCTGCGCGAGCTTGTTCAAAACCGCGCGCGCGGCAGCAATCTTCAACGTCTGAGCGCTACCAATCTTGGCGCCCGCTTCCTCCGTGTGATCGAACGCTTCGTTCAGCGTACGATCATGTTCCGCGGACAGGGCCGGCTCATTGAGCACCGCGCCTAGGTCTTTCTTCGGATCGCTCTTGGCTTCCCGCCGGGTGTACCCGATGGCGGCCAGGTTCGACTCGATGAGCCGCTTCTGTGAATTGACGTCGCTCGGTTCCGAAGGAACACCAACGCCCGCCGGGGTGGCACCGTCAGGAGAATTGACGCCGATGTCGTCGATCTTACCCGCGCTGATCTGCGCCGGGTTGATGGCATCTTCCGCCTGCTTCTTCAGCCCGAGGGCCAGAAGATTGCGGGCGTACACTGACGCTTGCTTGTTAGCCTGCGCGGCATCTTCCGCGTTCAAGGTCATCTGCGCGTGCTGTTCAGGAGTCATCCGCGCCGCGTCAACGGCTGAGCCGATATCCGCTCCTGCCAAACCACCGTGAATCGCGCCCAAGGTGCCACCCACCATCTTCCCGGCAAAGTTGAGAGGTGTAAAGTAATATCCCGCGGCACCCCCACCGAGAGCCCCAAGAGCACCGCCCACCAACGCGCCATGAACTTGTGGCGCGCGCGCCGCTTCGTAGGCTTGCGCTGCATCGATCTGTTCGGGAGTCATCATTTCCGGATCCAAGGCGGTCTTCGCCATGCGAAGCGCCAGGTTCTTGAGCGCGGCCGACGCTTCCTTCTTCCCCTTGGGGTCGATCATGTCGAGACGATGTTCCGCCGCGCCGCCGGCCGCGCGCCCAAGGCGCCCACCGATGTGATGACCGATACCCGCTCCGAGAACAGCACCGCCTGCACGGGCAAGACCACTTCGAAGAGCACCCGCGCCCAGCCCTTCGGCCAGAGCTCTCCCCGCGCGTTCCCCACCGACACTGCCTGCAATCGTGCCGGCCAATGCACCGCCTTTGCGCCCCTTGCGCTCAAGCGTGTTTTCCTCCGCGGCAACCTTGGGTTGCGCTTCGGCGGCAGGGGGAGCGCCCACGCCTTGAAGCACGCCTGATCCATGAAGGGCACCGCCGGCGGCACCGAGGGTAGAGCCCCACTTCGCGCCGGTCCCCGCGCCGATACCCAGCGCATGCCCGGTCAAGGCACCCAACCATGCGCCAAGAGCACCGCCGCCAAGAGCACCCGTAATAGCGCCCCCGATTCCAGCTGCTTTAACAATTTGCGGCTGGCCTTTGGTGTCGTACTCAACACGCGCCAGCCCAAGAGCAAGCAGGTTGTTGGCGTACGCCGACGACTCTTTGGCCTGCTCATTGGAGAGCGTGGTCTTTTGATTTGGGATGGGCTCGGTCGGCTGCTCCCTGTGCTCGGTACTGTCGTTGGTCTCGAGCCCCGTACCCGGGTCGGCCGGACGGGTTGGATCCTTTTGCTGTGCCGGGTTTTTGGGCGGTTGTTCAATCGCCTTTCCCGACGCATTGGGCTGAAGGGGAGCGTCGCTGCTAATCGCGTGCGTCACATCAAGCGCATTGGGTCCTTCCCCCGGGCCGACGCCGTCGGTGGTTTTGGCGTCGATGTCGATGGCTGCCAGCTTGGGATCCATCTGAACCGCGACGTAATCAAGGGCGCTGGCCAACTTCGTGGTCAAATCCGTTGGCAAGGAACGTACGGAAGGAAGTGCCGAAGCGGTTTTCTCAACCGCGGGGGGTGTTCCCCCAGCATTAGCGATTTGGCGCGCCGACTCCAGGCTGATGTCAACCCGAGCAGCCGCCCCTTCCATGGCCTGTTTGATAATCTCTTGCAGCGCGGGTCGTCCCGCGACCGTAGTCGTCATGTGATAATTCTCCTGGGCTGCCGTCTTGGGTAGGAACTCCATCCCCCGAGGAGCTTGGCTCTTCTGAGCACTGGTTCCCATGTCGGGGATGGGTGGGGTTCCCGTATTGACACGCGAATACGATGTGCGACCGCCAAGACCCACAGGCCCCCGTTGACCAGGGGCCGGGGTGTTCGCGATAGCGATTTGAGGCACAGACGCAGAACGTGCCGGGGCGGTACTGGGATCCGGTGTTCCCGATCCCAAAGCGTCCGCGTACTTGTTTCTGCTCCGTGTCATGGCGTGTTTACTGCCCGAAGACCGCGTTCCAGTTGACCGGGTACCCCGACGCTTCCAACAGCTCGAGGGCCCGCACGTTAAGGGTGTGGGTGTAATCACTCGCTGAAGCGACCGATGCCGTCTTGTCCAACGGGGGTACCCCGAGGGTCAGCAACGCGTTCAGCTTGTCGATGACCGAGTTCGTATTGAGCTTGGCGTCGGAAGCCAGCTTCACCGCAAGACGCGCGGCCTGGGTATCAAACGGCGTCGCGGGCTGCTTAACCGACGCCGTCTTCGGCATGGGAGCAACGGCCGGCACTGCCGGTTGCGCCGCTCCCGGCTTGGCCGACGCCGTCTTCGCAGCTTGAATCTGCCGGCGCTCGTCTTCGAATGCGTGCGCCATACGGCGGCCAAGGAAATCGACCTCGGCGTTCTTCTCTTGCCACTGACGCATGGCTGCGAACTGCGCCTGGGCTTCCTTCTTCTCTTCCTCGGAGCCCTCTTCCTTGTCCTTCTCTTCGCGCTTCTTCTTTTCCTCTTCGGACTCTTCCTCGTGCTCTTCACCCTTCGGGGGGAACTCGCCCCCCTCTTCAGCCAGCTTCTGGGTGAACTCGTTGTAGAGCGCGACCCGATCACCTTGAGAAAGCGCCGTCAGGTCAATCCCATTGGCCGCGGCCGTTTTGGCGAACAGCTCAAGGTGTGCAACCTTCTCCTGTTCACGGGTTTGCGCTCCGTACCCTGCCGTATTGTACATGGCCGCGAGCGTGGCGTTCATCATGGATGCGTTTCTCCGAAGTAGTGGGACGTGTTCACGTGTTCCTCGAAGGGCGCTACCCCTCTCCACGCTGGCGTGTGCCTAATAGGAAAGTTGTATCATCCTGCGCGGCAAGTATGCAAATACGCGTCGCGTAAGTAACAGAATGATAGGGGGGTAAACACATCTTCTGGGGAACACTCAGCAAGCTTTGTTAGGTCGTGGTTTCTAGCTGTCGCTACTTTCTGGATCAAGCTTTGGCTGTAGGGGGCTATCTCCAGAAGTTGTTCACGATACCCATTGTAGGCCGCACCAATCTTACGAAGAAGCTCCGAGGTATCGGAAGTAGGTGCGCTCACGGGATCCGAAGAACCTGAGCTAAGAATAACAACGCGGCGCTCAACAGCGGGAGCGAGTGCGGTGCGCTGATCGAACAAGGGAAGAAGTAAGCGCGCCAGCGCCGGAAGAAACAACTCCGGAGATAAACCACACGATGAAGGAGGTTCTCCAGAAGGAAATACCTTGTTCTGCCTATCCAAGCTGTCCGCCAGAGAACCCTGGCCGGCACGCACAAGAACCATGCGCTGAAATTCTTGAGGGCGCAGAACCATCCCAAGGCCGCTGGTTGTACTCAGTGCGCTCGCTGTGGGTACCGCAGACAAGGCGTTCAACAAGTCGTGGGGAAGGGGCGGTTCGTTCTTCGTCAGAAGAGGGATGGCCTTGGCCGCATCGGGAATGGGGGTAACCTCTTTATCGATTTCCGCCCGCTTAAGCCCCGCTCCCTTAACGCTGGCCGTCTTCTCAAGAAACCCAGAGAACCCTTCGGCGACAGAGGCGGTCTTGGTTTGCATCGCTTCGGGAAAGGACCCCTCCCGGGCGATGTACACCATGACCTTCGCGGTACGGTCGGCACCAATAAAGACGAAGCTGATGTCGAAGAACCGCGGGTAGTCATTCCAGACGAACACCTTCCGCCCATCGGGCAGAATACGGTTCATGTACTTGAGGCAGTACTCGTCGTAATCGTCACGCGTGATGCTTAGCCCTTTAATGGGCGTCTTCTTATGCACCTCGAGGACAGCTTGGCCGGGGGAACGGTGCTTCTTCGGGTCGTACGTTGCCTTAGCGTCGTTGTACGCGTTCCAATCCAACGTGATGGAACTGGTATCAAAAGGGACGCGGCTTCCCATGGAGACGTCGGCGTACTGACCTGCTTTCAGCTTGTCCCAAACAGGAACACCGCCGTACTGAAGGCACTTGTCGTAATCGACGCGCACCACCAATTCGACCCGCTTCATGTGGTCGTTCCACGCGGCGAGCTCCACAACCCCATACGCGCGGCTGGCGTCCTTATTCTTGTGATGCGCGAAGGGGTACGCGTTGTAGAACGTCGGAAAGCCGTAAGGCCAATCCGCGGCTAAGGCGCGATCGACGCCAGGCGTACCCGTCCATCCCGCGGGACAATGGATCAATCCTGCTTCGGGAAAGTTATCGCCATTTATATTCGAACCGAAGTACTCCCCCGCGCCTAGGGCGTTCACCAAAACATATTGAGCGCTGTTCATCGGGCGCAAAGACGCAATGTACTGCGCCACAGGCGTCAACAAGTGCGCGCTGGCGTTCTTTTCGAACTCCCGATCCGCCGCACCGAAAAGCGGTATGGCGGTGTAGCCGAACGCGTTCTGATGAAGGAAGGTACTGACTTTAATCACGCGCCGTGCTCAGCCCTTGGCTACATCAGGAGGAACTTGTGCCGCCCGCGCCTTGGGCGCCGTACCCTCTGCAATGGCCTTACCCATCGTGGGCGCCATCCCCTTCATCACGTCAGACAAAGGATGCGTGGGCAACGCTTTGGCTGCACCGCGTGCTTCAACCAAGGCTTTGCCCGCGCCTGCGGGGTGGGCGGCCATCTGGCGCATGTAAGAACCCGCCACAATAGGGTCGGCGGCGAACTCGGGGTTCATGCCGTGCAATGACGTGAAGAGCTGATTGAAGCGCGCCGGGTCTTGCGCGTGGTACGCCTGCAAGTCTTCGTTGTGCTCCATCATTTTGTTGAAGTGATGGCGCTTGGTTACCGCGTTGTACACATGACTGGCGGCCAGGGGAGCACCCGCTACCGCCAACCCCACGCCGGTTTGAATGGCAGCATTGCGCAGCGTTGGCCCCCAACCCCCTGCTTGTGGCGCATCAGCGTGTTTGCTCAGCAAGTACAGATCCAACGGGTTCACGCCACCACCTCACTGTAGTTACGCGCTACGGAACGTTCGAACGCCTGAAGCTGATCGATGCCCGCCAGCATGTCGCCCTGCGCCGCGCGCAGGTGCGCGAGCTTGGTAACGAGGTCGCAGTAGGCATCGAAGGCCACCACAATAGGGTGTTCCGCGTTAACCATTGCCCCCACCGCTGCGGTTTTCTCAAAGGAGGCACCCAGTGCATTCCACGAACCGAACACGTCGGCTTGAAGTCGAGGTCCCATCAGCGCAAAGGCCGCCTTGACCAGGACTGGGTCAGGTTGCAATGCCAAGTCCCACGCCTGCACTACCGAGCCAAGGGAAACACCCTCGAGGGCTGCCTGTTTTACGTGCTGGTACATCTCTTCGGACACTGCGCTCAGATCAAGCTCGAGCTCATTTATTTGCGCGGTGTGCCCGTCCCGTGCCGCGGCCAGCTTCTCGCAAAGATCATGAACATCCGCGAGGGGGTTTGCGTAAGGCAAAGGGGACGCAGCGCATTCAACACGGAAAGCGCGCGCCAAGACATCGTCGGCTTCTGCCGCCGCCGTCTTCTCCAACGCCTGTTGCTTCCGCGACGCCGTCTTCACGTCGGGGGTGTGTGAGTAATCGAGTATTCCCCGATCGAACACCGTGCCCCCACCCCCATCGTTCAAGTCTTGAATAACCTCGTTGAAGCGCGCCGGCCCTCCGTTGAATACAACGTACTTACTTGCGGCGCCCTCCTTATTGAACTCCGTCAAAAAAGCCGCGGTGTTCGTAAACTCCACCACGCGTTGAACCTGCGCAGGAGAAAGACCCGCGGTCTTCACCGTGTCCACAATGGCCTCGCTGAGGGTTTCGTAATCTCCCCGCCCGTAAGCATCGGCCGCATGCTTTCCGTATGTCTCCAGTTCTTCCCCGCTGACAGGCCGCGCCGAGGATTGTTGCAACAGGGTTTGCGGCGGTAGATCGTACTGGCTCATAGGTGCTACTAGAGGGTACATGTCCCAAGAACGCATGGGAAGAAATCCAAACTGGGTAACGCTCGCGCAAGCCGCAGAGATTCTTCATATAAGTTACCGGCAAGCGCGGCGATTCGTGCGTACAGGAGAGCTGCGTCGCTGCAACAACCCGATCGAAGTTACGGTCTACCTGGAGAGAGATGAAGTGCAGATGCTGGCGGCTCTGCGCCAAACCGGGGTGGTCAATGCGCCCAGTGAGACGCGGCGCTTATTAGAGCATGCTCGCGAAGACCGCTTGGAGCGCCGGCTTATCCGACTCGAACGCCTTCACGGATTGAACGCGCCCACGCTTCCGTACGACCGAGAAAGCATCCTCGACCTCGCGGGCCGCGTTCATGATGCGCTCGCCGACGTACCCACAGAAGTCCTGGAAGTGGCGGATTGGTGCACCCTCTTGTTCGGCATTCATGAAGAGCTCTTCGATTTGCTGGAGCTGTACACAGGCAACCCCGAACCCTGGCGAGAGCTCCTGGAATTGGCCGAGCGCCTCTACCAGCGCTTCAGCGTCCCGTTCATGGATCTCGAGCTAAAAGAAGCACAAGCGGAGCTTGCCGCCGCTCGACGCTCTTTGCGCGAAGCAGCCTACATCTACGTGCTCCGCCGGCGCGGGCGCACCGCAGCTACCACAATCTTTCCTGAAACCGACACCAACGTCTTACGCCGACTCAATCACTATGTGCATTAGCCCTGATAAACGGGGCCCGTGTAAGGCGATAGCACTTTACCGTCTTCGCTTTCCTGCGACGGCGCAATGATGTCCGGGCGTGGGATCATGATCATAGAGGAAAGCCACGCGTACATAAACGAATGAAATGAATCGTCAGGGCTCCCACGCTTATGGTCGTATTGGATCATTCGTAGGCGTTCGTTGTACTCACTGTAGATGCTCGTGAAGTCTTCGGCATAAGGCTTCTTGAACTCATCCCATCGGGGAAACTCCGCCTTGCCTTTTTTAATAGCCTCGAAGATATCGCTCATCACCGCGGTGCGGTGCATCTTCCAGTACATCAACTTGGGATCGAAGATCACCTTCTTCGTAAGCTTGCCCAAGTGCTGAAATTGATGAACGCGTTTGTTACCAAAAGCGCGTACAAGGCGGCTGTTCATACCAAAGCCATACCCACGGTCGGCACCGATGGTGGCCACGTTGAAGTGATGCCCCATCTCGATAATCTTCTTAACCTGAACGTCGGGGTCCGCATCCTCGCCGACGAAGCGGTGCATGAAGATCACCCGAAAGCGATCGTTCACGTACGTCGCGATGGTCAGAACTGTGTAAGCGCTATCCCCAGACCCCCAATCCACGCCAAAGAAAAAAGGCTCCGCCAAGGAGCGATGCCGCAAGGATTCAAGCTCGCTCATGGAGTGCGTACCGCACTGCACGCGAAGCTGCGCTTGATTTAGCGGCCGGGTCCCCGACTCAAACGAAATGCCGAGGCATTCGTTCATGAACTGCGCGCGGGGATGGTTAACGTAGTCGTGCAGAACTTCGTGCCAGTTTCGAATCTTCCAAGGCACCATCAACTGCGAAATGCGGTAGCTCTCAAAGGGAACATGGATACGCTCTTCATCCGGCGTAACCATCCAGGCCCACTGGGCGCGCTCTCCTTGCGGGTCAATCGCCTTACCGCACTTGCTACAAATGGGCCCCTTCTTACCAATGTTCTTCTCGCCGAGGACGTTCCACGTGTTACACCCTTCGCAAGGAACAACCCACTCCCCCTGCGTGCTTTTATTGGCCCGGTATTCCTCGATTACGTTGTCGAGGCTCTTCGGTGTACCGGCGTACACAAAGCTCTTCCATCGATCGGGTGCGTGGGACGTGCACTGCTCAAGAACAGGGATGCAACTGCGCAAAATATCCTGGATCTCATCCAAGTAAAGCTGCCAGGCGGGGATACCGCGGGCGCGGTCTGCATTCAGATACGCGTAGCGCATCGTGATCATCGACCGGTTGATGAACTGCTTATCGAAGACGTTTTGCGACAGCATGCGCGTCGTGAATTGGCGCAAAAGCTCGCTGGTCTCGATAGGCTCCTTAATACGATCCCGTGAGAAGTTTTTGGTCTGCGACCCCGAGGGGCTCACGTATAGAATGCGGATGGAAGGAACGAGCGCTGAGTAACACAGCGCGCGGTTACCTAACGCTGTCGACTTTTCAACTTGTCGTGCGCAGCATAGAAGAACGCGGCGTGCGGGCGTATCGTAAAGGCGAGGAAGATGCCGTCTCCCTTTGAAAGAGAAAGGACCTGACCCCATTCCATCATCCTTTGGTAGGACGAACGCCCGCGCCGTGAATTGTGACGGGCGCATCATGGGTAAGACGGGCGCAACCTTTTGAAGCGCGGTTACTTCAAGGGGCTCTTCCTCGGGTAAGACTTCGGGTGTCCAGGGTTCTTCCCCATCCCACGTGTCGTCCAGATCATCGTCATCGTAGGCTAAAGCTGCGTTACCCATGGAACCTCAAGAAGAAACAGCCGACCCCCAAGAGGCCCTTCAGGAAGTTTGGCGCTGGTTGAGCTCCGGCGGCCCTCACTTTCCTGGTGGCTGGTCCCTCGATACCGACGACAAGAAACGCGAGCACCACGCCAAGCTTCAGATTGCCTCATTGCCCAAGGACCTACACACGTCCATCCGCGCCATTATCCGACAGGTTGCTTTGGGGCTTGGCTGGCGCGCCGTGCATGTACGTTTCACAAGAGAGCACGTGGAGTTTGCTCTTAAACCCTACCGGGTGGAAGTGCGCCAGGTGCAAGAAGCTCAGCGTGAAGTGTTTCGTCAAGCCGCTCGAAGAAAACGTGAAGGAACGCGGACAAATCCAGAAGGTGGTCAAACCCCTGCGCCTTAAACCACCAGCTCGCTACTTCCTTTGTGTACTTGGCCATAATGCGCGGGGGCCCCGCTTGAAAGTAATCACAGGCGACCGCGCTCAATGTGCACGCAAATGTGTTCAACCACCATTGCTCCAGCGCATTAACATCCCACGTTTTTTGTTGCTGCTCCGTCGTAAAGAAATGCACCACGAGGTCACGCTCCACGAGGGCGTGCTCCTCTAAGAAGTAGCGGTAGCCCGTGGATACAAAGGACAGCACTGCGGGCAAAAGCATGTCCCCCGTACCCGAAAACGCGGTAGCAGCATTGCCCTTATCTACCTGCGACACCTGCACCGTACGCTCAGCGCTTGTCATTCATCACCTCAACGGAAGTGATCGTGACACTATCTTCATATTGCCCCCCGGGCAACTGTCGGATGTTCTGCACTTCGGTCGTATCGTTACTGAGCGCAATTCGCTGCAAGCTTTCGTTGAGCTGCGTGTTCTCCCCGCCCGCTTCACGAATGATGGTGCTCAAGTCTTTTGCCACCGACGCAAGATCCCGCGCCTGCGTGGTGTACTCCGGACCCCCTCGCTGCAACGTGTCGGACAACGCGGTCATCGCCATTTGCTGAACGCTCTGCGCTAGCTTCATTCGTTCAATGCGATTTGGCATCAAGCCGTGGCGCATCTGAAGACGCATCGCTGCGATCTGAGGGGATACAGCGTTCACCGCTACGTAGCGCGGGTCGTTGTACAAAGCCCGCTGCATCGCTTTGTAGCGCACCAGGGTCTCCGCATCCGGGTTGCTTCCGGCCGCCATGTCTTCCACGCGAATCGATATGAGCGCGCGAAGCTCCGTGTGGTCTACGAGGCTCGTGTTGAAGAAGAAGTGCTCGTAGTACTCCACCGACTTAGGATTCACATGAACGCCAAACCGTCGCAAGCGAAGGCAGATGCTCATTAAGGGTTCTTCCGCCAAGATGAGGGACTCGATCAGCTCCTTCGAGCGGGGCGTGGTCAACATCTCCAGCGCTTCGAACGTGTAGGTATTTCGGAAGAAGAGATGGTGGACCCGATGCCTCTGTAAAAAGCGGTAGGAAGGGACATCGCTCGCCATCAGCGGACGAAAGGGCGTCGGCGGGCGCAAGCCCGCGCGCAGCTTCGTCAAGTAACTCGCTCCTGGGTAATCCAGTTGGTGTTCCCTCAAGGTCCGAACAATGTCGGCGTCCGACAGCTTGTCGGGTAGCAGCATGAGGTACTTGATGTAGTACTCCGCGGGGCTTCTTCGAATCACCTGGGCAGTCTACACTGCGAAAGAGGTGAATTGGTGTTCGTGCTCCACGCCGCCGGTGGCGGGGCTCGGAGCACGAACGTTAGCTCCTGATTTAGGAACCTTGGAAACCGAGGATCTTGAGACCCTCAATGACCTCTTCCGTCGACCGCACTGCGCGCTCGAGTGCCGACTGCGGCACGTTCGAGAGACCGCAGCGCACGGCGAAGAGCAACTCACACATCTTCGTCTGCACGTCTTCGATGTCCGGAAGGTAGCTAACAAAGGTCATGATGTTCTCGGGATTGATGAACCCGAGGCTCAAGACCGTGTCAACCATCTGCGGATCGGGGAAGCTCGCCGCTTCTTTGAGAAGGAGCGGCTGTTTGAAACCGGCTATGGCACCCACAATTCCAGCCGCCTTCTCGAGGGCCTGCTTCATCTGATCGCCCTTCGGAGCAACCAAGCACGCCACCTTGATCGGCTCCGGCCGGCTGAAGGCCACCGCCGCGGCCAGCTTCTCCGCGGCGTAATTCATCTCCACCCCAAGCCCCGCGAGGAGAAAGATCGCGTCATCCAGGGACAAGAAGCTGCGCTGCTCCGTCGCGATCTTGGTCAGAGGCGTCCCCCGCAGAGTAAAGGACATTCCGTCGGAGACCACCTCAACGTGCGCCAGCTTGCTCTCGGGGTTGGCTGCCGTGGCTTCCTCACTGCTCAAGAGCGAAATGTGATCGGCGCCATCAAGGGGCAGCCACTTCCACTCCGCGGGGATCAACACCCGGCCGTTGTCCACGGGGGTCACGTCGACCAGGTTGGGCTGCACGGACAGCGTGACCTTGTCGCCCCCGAACGTCGTGCCGTTGTACACTCGGGGTTGATCGCCTTGCGTCACCGAGTCCTGCAAATCGAAGGGCACCGTCATACGAACGCCCCCGTCGCGCTCGGTGTAAAACGTGCCGTGCTGCCCAATGGGCCCCGAAGGCAAGCTCACGTTGGCGCCCCCCGCAGGTACGCCATGAATGTCGCTCTGCACCGCGACCGTGCTGCCGTTGGTGAACAAGGCGATCGGAATCTCGGATCCATGCACATCGACCAGCTGAGGCACCACGTACCCCAATTGCTCTTTGCCCCCGCTGTCCATGACCTTGTACATCCCGGGCTTGGTCACCACCGATGCCGTCGCGGGTGCGTCCTCCGCCGTCTTCTGCAGGTTCGTACCTAGTGTGCAGCAACCGGTCAGATCCGCCTGCATGGCCACCTTGGTCCCGAAGCTCCGCACCACGTCCCCGCGATTCATCAACGCTTCTTGCGGATCCCAGTACCGGCGGCTCGCCGTCTTTACCTTGTAGCCCTCCACGGCTTTTTGCACTTGGACCACGTCGGGCTTGAGCCACTGCTCCCACGCCGCGTGCTTCGTCTGCTCCTGCGCGGCAAGTACCAGTCGCAGCGCGTCGTAGAAACGAGAGGACGCTACCTTGATCCGAGAAAATGCGTTGGGGCCTAGGGCATTTACTTCGTTTGCGGCATGCTCCGCATCGAAACCGTCCAAGGTGGGGAGGATGGCAAGCAGCACCGAGGCTTCTTTTTTTGCATCCACTTTGACCGCAGGCACCAACGACCTCGCGGCAATCCCCGGATACTTCTTGGCCACCGCCGAATAGACCCTGGTCTTCTCCGCGGGTGAGCCGTGAGCGCCGACCATCGACAGCGCAGCCTTCGCATGGGTCGCGTTCTCGATAGGGTACTTGCCTGTACCGCCGGGGCCTTCGCCCTTCGGGATTGCAAAGTTCTTCGGCTTGATGTGCTCGCGCGCTGATTGTGTGAGGACGTTCGCGTCCTTCTCCGCAGCGCTCAGAATGAACGCCTCGAAGGCACTGGACGCTTCGTCCGCGGCCGCGAGCTTCATGCCCACCTTGCCAATGCCCATCCCGCCGGCCGCGTTCATCGCGATGCCGCCCCCACCAAACCCGTAGTTCTGACGGTAGGGTGGGTAGAGCTGACCAATCATGCTCTGATCCCCCGGCGTTCGGCTGGTGACGTCAAATGCCTGGGGCCGAAAGAGCGCCTGACGCAGCCGGTTTTCCGTCAGCGGGATGGTCGCGCCGGTATCATTGATCAGCAAGTCGAAGGGGCTGAGCTTCTTTTCCCGGATGATGAAGGGGATGCGCACCGTACGGATGCCCGCCGAATCCAATTGATCCTGCGGCGTATCCATCGGGGCTTCTGTTTGGTTCTGGATCTCGACGTGCCCTAGCCCGTACCCCCGTTCCGCGTCCACGCTCGCCATGCGCACATGGGGTTGGTAATCGGTAATGTAGGGGACTTGCTTGTAGAGCTCTTGAAGAATCTGTTGCGGCCACTGATTCGGATCGTCTGGAAGATCGACCTCGCCCGCGCTTTTCTCGATGAACACTTCGGGGGCGTAGAAAAGAGGCTGCATCATGGTTTCTATACCTGAAAGAGTACATCGAACGATGCTTGAACTGAAGGCGCTGCGCTTAGCAGCACGATACCAAAAACGGGATCGCTAGGCTGAATGACGTTGGTACCGTCAATAAGACCCCCGGCAAATAAGCCGTTCACCTCCGTGCCCGTGGTCGCCAAGGAATCCCCGGCGAAGGTAAACGCGAATACGGGGCCGGCGTTTAAACTGGCGGCGAGTTGCGCCGTAGCACGTAGCGCAGGGATTTTGATCGCGAGAGCCAGCTGAATAGCCAATTGCAAGCCCCCCAGCTGAATCGACAGCGTGCCCGCCAACGCGATGGAAGCGCTGAGCTGCACACCAATTTGAATTGAGGGGATAGGAAATTCGAGGGCTAGGGACAACGCCACTTGAATATTGGCGAGCGCCATGAGCACCGCTTGAATCCCAGCGAAGGGGTTACCCACCTGAATGCTCAGGCCCACCGACATGGACAGCGTCGCCATGAGGCGCGCGCTGATGTCGAGCTGAAAGGGGCCTAGGCCCGCCGCGATGAGCGCGTCGATTTGGATGCCAAGAGGTACCAAAAACCCAACCGCCACCGCGAGGCCCACGTTGAAGCCGCCCAACGTACCGCTTTTGAGCGCACCCAGAGCCATCGCTTAGCCTTGCGGCCCCGGGACCAACACCGTGCTGGATCCGTTGGTGATAAAGCCGGTGAACATCGCGCCCGCTGAGATGACACCTGGCGTCCCCGGTACGGGTGCGCTCAGGATAATAGGTACGGGCGTTGCGATAACAATGCTCACCGCTGAGCCGACGGTGGCCACGGGGGTGTCCCCTCCGTTAATGGTTACCGCGCCCTTATCCGACGTAATCTGAACCCCAGTACTTCCCACCAACCGTAGATTTTCTGTCGCCTGCAATTGCAGTGACTTACCCGAGGTCAGCGTCATCCCCTGATCTGCCGTAATACGAAGTTGATTTTTGACGCGGATGTTGACGCTTGCTTCAGCGCGCAAGAACCCAGACCCTGACCGGTCAAAAAACATCTTCAACTTGGTCAGGTTCTCTACGCCGCTCACCGGCGAACCCGCTTCCACATTGAAGCCGGCCGGTGCGATCACGAACTCAGCAACGATAGTGTCGGCCCCTACACCCATCGCCGTGTTGTTCGAGGTCTCGCCTGCATCCCCCGAAGGTTCTGGAACAGGCTGATGCACTTGCCCAACAGCAATGCGTAGATCCGCCTGGGCATCGTTGGCAAACAACCGGAACGTCTGACGAAACTCGGTCTGAGGATTATCGTCGGTGTAGCTTGTGGACAGTCCCCAGTTAATGGAACCCCCAGTATTGTGATGCTCGTAGTTTTGACTGATGTCCGTAATGATATTGCCGAGCGGTATGTAAATGCGCTGGGCGAGCTCCGTCGACCCCACCTGGAGAACGCCCCCGCGATGCATAATCACGAAGTTGCCGTCCCGCCCTTGCCATATCATGTCCCCGGGCTTACCCCGTGCACGACCTCCAGAGAAAACCGCACCCTGGTTAGTACCTGTGGTATCCGCTGCGTCTTCTGCCGCAGCGCTCGAGGAGGGATCCTCGGGGGTCTCCATAGGCATGATGAAAGCCAGCACAAAAGGCGGGGGCCCGTCACTGGGTAAACATACCACGCACTTTGCGTTCACTTCGGGAACAACCGACCAACCTTCTCCGCGATTAGGATGAAGGTAAGGGCCCGCAACCTGAATGTTCGGGTAGAACTTCTGGTCAAACTGAGAGCGTACATCGACGGTCCAGGTGGCCAAATTAAAGTCTAAGACGCGAGATTCGTGAATAAACGCGGGCGAAGCCCCGTGGGGCTGCGTCCACGAACTGCGCATGCTGGTACGCTCGAGCGGCGTACGCGCATCCGTATGGGGATCGGTGATGTAGCGGCCCATCAGTATGCGTGGGACGCGACGTCTTTAAGGTGCGGCTTGTCGAAGACGTTGACGTTGGTCATTCCAAACTCGGCTCCGTAAGCCATGCCTGCTACCGGGTTGTTCCCGTGCAGATCAGAGGAAGCCCCGAGGGCGGCACTCGCGGGCAGTCCCTGCGCTGGATCCCGCAAGCGCTCATGGTTCAACTTGGCCATCCAATCCTCTTGTACCTCAAGGGGCATCACGCTGATACCTTTCATAATCGGCGTGTGCTGAATCGGCTGAAGACCCTGCGCTATAAGCTGTCGGTTGGCTTCTTGCACTTTGGCACGCGACGCGTACTGTCCCTTGATCATGGTTTCATGATCCCCGGGGTTAATGACACGGGTCAGGTCGCTAAGGGCGCGCACCACAGTCTCCGTGTTCTGACGGCGAACGCCCTCGCGACCGTAAATGTCATGCAGCTCCGTCACCAAGTGGTTTTGCACTTGAGCCATACTTCCCGTGACGGCGTACAAGTCATGGGGATTGACATAGGTGCGCGCCGGATCCGTCAAAGGGTCTCCCGCGCGCACCTTCATACCGACTTGCAACCCCGTCCACTTCGTGCCCCCGGGTAAGGTGGACTCGGTCTGCCCAGGGAGCGGTTTGAAGAGCGGGTTACCCTGATCATCGTTGGCGATGTGGTGCTTGACGCCACCAATCCACGCCACGTGACCCGTGGGATCTTCTTCAATTTTCTCAACCACACCATCCTTCGCAGCCAAACGCGCCGCGTTCGGGATTTCCTTGGGCAGAGACGTCAACTGCTGGACGCGAATAAAATCGTTGACCAAGTTTGCGCCACGCTCCGCTACACCGCCTCCATGAAAAGCTTTGAGCGTGAGCTGAGTAGCGCGTTCCCCAAGAGCTTGCGTAGCCAAAATCCCAACGTTCGTTCCCAAGGAATAATGCTGCCCATCGGGCGCCAGGCCCGCGCACTTCTGACAAACGCCGGTTCCGTTGTCGCACTTCAATGTTGAGCGGACCAACAAAGTTGCGTTCTTATCCGCGGCTTTGATTGTGGACGCTACCTGCGGCGTAATCACCGTGTCCTTCGCGTACGTCACACCCCCAATGGTGTGTTCCTGTGCCAGAGTACGGTCAAAGATATCCTGGGAGTGGATAGGCAAGTGCAGCCCGTTATCCGTACCGCAATCATGCTTCGTAACCTGTAGGCCCATCGTTACGTTGATGAGCTTCTTCGTAAAGTACCCCGGTTCGCGCACCTCTTGAACTTTGAGTACTGATCCTCGGCGCGCACCGGCCATCTGCGTCCAATAGGAGCTCACGTCCAACCCCTCGGAGTAACTCTTCGTTACCGGCGTCGAAATCACACGGTTCTGGCTGTCCACCATGAGCATCGGGGCCAGGCGAAGCTGCCGGTATTGAATAGGCCCCGGCTTCACACCCGCTTGCTGCATCAGGTACAGGTTATTGGGATTGGCCGTCATCTTCGTATCATGCTCTTTCAGCATCTGGTCCGTTGCATCGTGCCAGGTGTTGACCACATGCTGTTCTCGCTCGGCGTCACTAAGATCCGTGCGCGCATTGATCTGTTCCACCTTTTTAGTTGCAGCCGCCACGATAGGATCCCGCGTGGCCTTGTCCGGCGTAAAGTCGTTCAAGCTCAAGGAATGCGTACCCATAGGCAAGTACTGAACGTTGTCCTTGGGGTGTTCCCCATCTTTCTCGACAGCCGCCGCCGTTCCCTGCGTTGCCGGGTTAGGGATCTTGAGAACACCGAAGGCGGCGTCGTACCCGAGGCGCATCAGCTTGACCGCCGAATCCGCGAAAGCGGCCTTGTGTTCCTTGGCGATCTGCGTGTACACGCGATCCGTACCCTTTTTATTCAAGGACAGATTCATGTTGTGCAACATGTCGTGCTGCATCGATTCCGGAACGGCGGACGCCAACAAGATACGCCCGGCCGTCGTGGGCTTCCCATCGACCGTTGCGGTTTCGGTCACCGTCAGCTTTCCCGCTTGTGCCGCTTTGAGTAAGGCGGCATGGGAGTCGAATGTCTTTCCGCTATCCCCTGTAACACGCGAGAGTTTGAACAAGCCCAGGCTGGCTTCCAGACTCGGCTGGTAAATAACCTTGCCGCTGGCTTCGTTGTATACATTTCGGGAAGGCACCATGCCCTTGGCTTCTTCAACAGCGTCGCGCCCGATGGGTACGTAGAGTGCCATGGTGTCGCCGTCGAAATCGGCCGTGAAGCCCCCGGTAGTTAAGGGGTGAATCTGAATGGCTTTCCCCGGGACGCGCTGCGGCCAAAAAGCTTGCACGCCGTGCTTGTGCAGTACCGGATCGCGCTTGAGCAGCACGGGGCGCTCCGCCATCACCTTATCGAGCGCCTGGTACACCGCGGGATCTTTCTTCCCCGGTTCAGACAAAAGCGCATGCGCTTCCCGTGGTGTACTAGCGGCTCCGATTTCTTGCAGCTTGTTCACTACAAACGGGCGGAACAAGTCGAGCGCCTTCTTTTCCGGTAGGCCCACCTGGTCAAGCCCCATGGATGCATCTGGCGTGATGGTGGCGCGCATGGTCATGTCTTGACGACGCGATAAGAGCGTATTCTGGAAGTAACCTTCTTTGGGTGCAGAGCCCGCGATTTGAAGGAGCACTCCCTTGCCTTGCTTGCCCCGGGTCGCCCAATCTTCCCCCACCCCCATGAGCGCTTTCACGCTGTCGTACAAATTGAAGCGATCCTCCTTCTTGTCATGGTCGCTCAAGTACTTGTAGTTGGGGGATTGCATTGCGGACGCGAGCTGCCCAGCGCGCGTGTACAAGCTGTTCAGATCCGCTTCGTGTACGTTACCGTTCGGCAAAAAACTTGCGGGCCGCATGATGGGTGGGATCACGGGCAGGTTTTCGAGAACGTAGGCGTCCTTTGGATGAATCCCTGCCTTGTCCAAAGTGGACAGGTAGCGCACCTGCTTCGAAAGCTGATCAAGTTTTGGAGTAACATCTCGATGCGCGAGGTTCGCGGGTACCTTGAGCTTGTCGAGAGCGTCCTTAGCTTTCTTGAGCTCCTCTTTTACGTCGAGCTCACCCAGCATATGCGCGATGGCGGCACCCCCCGCTTTAGAGCCCTCTGTTCCCAAGGGAACAACCTTGCCGTCCTTAACCGCGGCCTCACCGTTAACGATGTCCGCGTACTGCCCCTCTTTAAGGCCAAGAACACGCTGGATCGCATGCTCGAATACGGGGTTGGGGACGGGCTCCGGAAGAACAATGTGCGACCAGTTCTGCCCCCCATGTCCTCCCGTAATCGCGGGGTCGAAGACGCCGCCTTTACGCGCGACGGGCTCATCCCCTGCTTTACCCTTCTTCGAAATGACGCTGTAGCCCGGATTGGGTAACGCCCCCGCGCTTTGCGCGAGAATCTGTTGATTGGTGAGGGGAGTCAACTGAAGTGTATGCCCGCGCTTCGTGACGTTGATACCCGCAGCCGTCAGCATGTCCTCGAACTTTTGGAACGCGAAGGTCTTCTTCGGAGGGGGTGGTGTTTCCCCCGTTTGAATGGCACGCCACACTTCATTGTGAAGGCTGTCCCAACGCTCTTTTCGATCCGCACCCTCACTCTTCCAAGTCTGCATCTCCCGGATATTGTGCTTCGCACCGTGCGCGAGCATCCCGTACAATCCCAGGTTACCCATGGACTGCCCGCCCGTCTTACCCCCTTGCGCGGGAATGAGCGTGTCCGCATCATAATGCTCTGGTTCGGCACCCTCAAGAGGCATACCAGAGCGCACGCTCACCTTCTTATCAATTTGAAAGTTCAACTTCAGAAGGTGCTGAGGACCTACCAAAGCTTTACCGAGGGATTGCCCACTCACGGGGTCAATTACTTCTTCGGTATCCGTAAGCCCGTGTTCTTTGAGCGCCTTCTTCACACGATCGAGTTGGTCTACACCGTGCTCGAAGTTGTTGACGATGTAGGTCTGCCCCGTCTTCTCTGCAATCTTACCGGCCGCCGTTTCCAAGACCTGACCCATGTTCATGCGCCCGGGAACGCCGCTAGGATTCAAGACGACTTCAATTGGACGCCCGTCCGCTGTGTGCGGCATCTCTTTGTCGGGAAGGATAGTGGTGATGACCCCCTTGTTCCCGTGACGCCCCGAGTTGCCCGACCAAACAGCTTTACCGTTTCGGCGAACGTAGACAACGTGCCCGGGAACACGGACGCAGTACACCGGCTTGGTGTAGTTCTCGACGAAGTATTCTTCTTGAGCACGCTGCTTCTTTACGTGGCCGTTATTAACCTGAGGCTCCAGCTTCGTTGTAACGATGCGCACCTCGTAGGAACGCGCACACCACGAGGGCTTACCTTTGATCGTTTGCCACCCTTCCTCGGCGTGAATACGGACGTTACCGGCGTAGCCCACGTGCAGAGCCAAACGCTGAACATCATCGGCTAGACGTTTTGACGAGGTAAAGTACGCCACAGGACGCCCCGTCATCATTGAAGAACTATTCCCCCACATCAACCACTTAAAGAGAATGCAGAGGCTGTCCCGCGAAAAACTGAAGATGTGCTCCGGGATGTACTTGACGCGTGCACGCCCAAGAACACGAAAGTGCTCAAGCCATTGCTTGGAATGGATGGTAACGCGGGAGCAGGTCGCGCCGTTCGTACGACTGAAGGCGATGTTCGCCTCGGTTAGCGCACGGCACAGTTCTTCGAATTGCGGTCCCGTTGCTTTGTCAATGGCGATGCCGTAGTCCCCCGGCTGATCAAACGTGTGCCCGTTAGACACGTAGGCCCCCAAGAGCATGCAGTACACCGAGACGGGCAACCGTACTTCGGGCAACATCCGAGAACCGTTACCGTACTGACCGGCACGAACGCACAGAGCGGGGAAGGCAATGTACTCCGGGTCATGCCCTTGCCAGAGCCCACTCTTGGCGTAGCGAATGCGACGACCAAAAAGCGTAGCCGCCGGCGTCAACAAAAAGTCGGAGGCCCCCCGCTCCTTGACAAACATGTCGTGCTTATCGGTAACGAGTAAGTCGACCTGCCGGCTTTTGATGCGGTACATACGCCCGCCGGTTGGGTAAGCAAAAACCGCATCGGGACTTTGATAAACAATGTGCCCGTCAACACGAGAGCAGACTTCGTCGGCACACGTTACATCCGCCACTGGAAGCCACCCGCGCGCGGTAAGCATCTCCGTTTCTTCGTCGTAACACATTTTATCGCCTACTTGCATAGGCTCTACGGTGCGCACATGTACGGTGACATTACCCTCTTCATCTCGATGAATGCCCACCACTTCACCGGGATGCTCACTCTTCCACGTCAAGCTGGAGTCCAGCGTTTGACTGCTTAGACTCTTACGAATCTTGCTCAGAGAGTACGACCCCTTGGAGTCAAACGGGCGGGATGCCACCACCAGCGGATCGCCCGTACGCACGGTTTGACCAACGCGTACGACCCCTGCGTCATCCAGGTGTTCTAGCTGCTGCGTCTCGAAGGATGTTGGGTGCAACGCCTTGTACTTCGCGAGGCCCGTAATGGCATCAGGCCCCAACGTAATCGACGGCTTATGCATGTGCTCACTCGCCATTTTGGCGGCGGCGGTCTGGCTAATAGCGATGCCGTCTTCGAAGTTGTGTCCCTTAAAAGGAATGTAGGCGACCAGCAAGTTCTTTCCGAGTGCCAACTGACCATTGCGCGTGAAGTTGTTATCGGCCAGAAGCTGCCCCGGTGTAACCGCATCCCCCTCCTTTACAGCCGGCGTACTATGAAGAACTGCCTTTGGATCATTGAGGGGAAAGTTGTTGTAGATGGTGACGTGGTGGTCCTTACCCTCCTTATCCTGCACGGTGATCGCGTCGGCCGTGACCTTTGTCACCGTACCCGCCGTAGGCGCGATGTGGGCAGACTGCCGTCCCATGAATTCTTCAAAGGTACGCACACCCGTCGCCCGCCCTGTTCCCGATTGGACTAGGGGAGCGTCCCGATCGTGCAGGCTGATCGCCTGCTCGATATGATGGGTGGCGTAGCTCGCGCGGTTACCTGAATTGTTTCCTAGAAAAGGAATCAAGTTCGAAGTCATGCTGAAAAGCTGACTTGGGCTTCGCATCACGTAGTCCGCGGAAGAAGCGTCGGCCTCTACCAGCTCGTTGCCCTTCTGCGACACCATCACGCGCTTACCCACGGGGATGGGCGTGCTCTTATTCCACGTTACCTGGTCGGGCATCATCACCACGGACTTGTGGTACGTCACAGGATCAATGTGGTCCATCTGCTGCGTGCGCAGGTTGTACACCGGGATGAGAGGCGTGTTCCCGCGTTTAATGACACCCATCGGAAGGTGCAAAGTTACCCCAGTTTTGGACCCTTCGGGGGTATGTATGGAATCCAAAAACCCGATTTGACTAGGGTTTATGAGCTTTGCCGACTCACTGATGGCGTTGTCGCTCTGGATTCCCCCGGGCCCCATGATGGTCGTTTGAAAGCTCGAAGTCAGCATCTCGACGGGGTTGACCTGATCGGCCGTACGCGCCAGCGCGTTCTCGGTGAATGTAGCTTTAACCGGCCTGCTGAACATGTTGCCGTGAATCACCTGGCGGATGCTGGTGGCGGTATTGATCTTACGTGCCGTGCGCGCTTGGAGCGCTTTCTTCGTCTTCCAGTCGGTCAGGCCCTCCTTGGCGAAGTCGGCCACCGTGTGCAAATCCTTGAAGACGAGGCTGTCTCGCTCATCCTCAGGAATCTCGCCGCGTTGCACGCCAATCATCTTGGTCGTAACGTCGTGCAATAGATTCCCGTTCACGTGGTCATAGGGCTTCCCAAGCGTTATCTGCGTCACCTCGGGGCGTATCTTCGAACCCTCCATCGTATCGATGAAGTGCTGCCGCGCTTCTTCGGTGCTCGTCGGTGCACGCTTCTTGTCAGCTTTGTAGAAGCGCTCAAGCGCCGTACCCGCTGCGCGGGCGCCTCGGTTCGCCGCCAAGACCTCTTTCCCCCAGGATGCTTGAAGCGTGTCGTCGTCGACACCGAGCTCTTTCATGAGGGGGTAGACGGGGATGTTCTTTGAGTCCCCGCGTATCATGGAAAAAACCTTGGTCTCTGGATCCAACGTGATGTCGAAGGGGCGCTTTCCCTGCACGTTGAACTGAGACTTCAGCTCCCCGTCTTCTTTACGGCGCGTGTACACGCCTGGCTTAAGGCGCCACTGGTTATCCACCTGGTATTCCCGCCCATCAACGATGTAGGCGTGCCGCTGGGTCATGTACGGCAAGTCCGCCAGCTGAATGCTCTTTCGATCGAGGACCTCTCCCGTTTGATTGTTCTTCAGAGCCAGCGCCCCAAAGACCGGTACCGTCCAGGAGCGCCCCTCGACTTTGGCCTTGTGTTGCTCCGTTAGATCATTGAAATCCCGTGCGTGCTCACGCACGTCGACGCCCTCGAGATGGATGCTCTGCTTTGACCCCGTGATGGGGAAGTGCGCTTGCAACCCCTCGATGACGTTCTGCTTCAAGTCGGCGAACGCTTCCTTGGGATTGAGGTAGGCCATGGCCGCCTAGCGTACCGCGAGGAGGTTCGCTCCTACAAGAAACGCAGTTTCGCAGGGATAACAATCACGATGAGAAAGCAAACCCCCAAGAAAGAAACACCGCCGATACCCCCGGAAACGTCACAGCTCTCCCAGGACGTTGCGGAGCTCTACATGACCTTCGACGAAGGAGAACCCGACAGCGAAGAACCCCCAACTGTACCGAAGAAAGGAAGCAACGCTGCATGAAACAGGGAGAGGTCCCCCTCTTCCTATTAGCCGCGGTGGTCGGCGTTCTCCAGGGCATTGCCTGGTGGCTCGCAGACCACAGTGGTTTTTTACCCCAAGAGGAGGCTCGTCGTGCCGCTAACAAAAGAGTTCGAAGTCATTCCCGGCACCCGTCTATTAACATCACTATTGGGCCTGTGGGGTAGAACCTTCCAAGACCCCATCATGCCGCAGCGCCGCTGGACCGTTGAGAACACGCTGTGCCCTGTACTCGAAGAGCGCACCACGCTTCTTACGCGCTCTGTGCGCAGCAAAGACCCCCTGCGCCTGCGCGTGGTTGATCAATATGGAATCGTGTCTTTCATCGGGCAGTTCGACTTCGAATTACTCTGCGGGGATGCAAAACCGGGGGACATCAATCCTTGGACACAAGAAGAACGCTACGAAATCGGAGATAGGCGCCGTGGGTGGGTAGGGCTGCATGCCTACCCAGACGACGTTGAAGACGATCTCTTTCTACGTGAGCTTGAACTACGCCAACAAAATGACTATCGCGTATCTGACTTGTTGCTTCATGGTTTTGATCTCCCACGTTACTTGCACACGGGGGAGCGCGTCGATGAACAATTCCTCGATACCTATTTGGGGGATTTCGACCCCTTAGGGTGCCCCCGCGACTTGAGCCTCGAAGCGCTCAGTAAACGCTGGCTGCACATTCAACGGGAGGTAATGACATGGCAATGAGCAGCCTGGCTAGGGAAACACTGGCGAACCGCGTCGTCATGCAAAGTGACCACGTGTGCAACAGCTGCAGCAAACTCGTAGCGGCTGAGACGCCAATTTGTCTACTGCACATTGTCATTGCGAACGTTACGCAAGATGACTGTGGGCGGGTCTTCGAAGTACCTCTGCCCCTTCTGGCCGCAGATGGCGAGTATCAGTACCATCCCTACTATCTGCATGAAGATTGCTGGGATGAAACACGCTCAACCCTTCGCTACATTTACAAGGACCAGCCTCCCGTGCTCGTAAGCGGTGCATTTGTTGTGGCCGCTTGCACAGGGTGCGGCTCCGACATTCTTCAGGGGGAAAAAACGGGGATCGTCTATGACGGTAGCTTCGTTCTTTCCGATCGCGCCCCCAACCGCGAATGGGCCCTGGATTTTATTACGATACCGCCTTTTGAGTACATCTGTTCCGTATGCTGCAACGACATCAACCTGAACCTCTTGGAAGGGCTGTGGGGTACCGGGGAGCACATTCTACAGAACAACGAATGCGTGGAAGGAATCACCACGCGCTGCTGGCGCAACGGGCCTTGTAACCGGGCGGCCGGGTACTGCATTGCACGAAGGAATACATGAACACACTCACGGTAACGGTCAGTGGTAAAGCGCATAGCGACAAACGAACGCTGGCGCAGCTTCTCTACCGGTTTCTTAAGGAATACGGCGTTAACGTCGGCCTGTATGAAGGCACTGAAGACATCAAGGAGCAGGGTTCACTGCTCAAGCAACGGGAGCTGAACGTTCTATTCGGTCTAATCGCTGCGGTAGAACCCATGCGCATTGATATTCGCGTTGTGCAAAGTGAGCCCACCGAGAGTGCCTAGGAGATCCGTGTGCGGTTGACCCACGTTCTCGTGGACCCGCATGCCTTTCGTCGTGCTCGAGAGCGCTGGCAGGCCGCTAGCGCTCTCGACGACGAAGCGCTACGCGCCCTTTTTAGGGCTAGTTTACAAGAAGCAGAGAACCGCAAAACAGCTGTGCGTATTCCCGGGGGACTCTACGTGCCCTTCACCTTGGCGGATGAAGACGGGTTTCTTGTTGTACGGGGTAGTTTCTTGAAAACGGCCATGCCGGCTCGTTTTTGTCCTGACGTTGTCGCATTCATCGAAGAAAGAAAACAACATGGATCGCTTTGAGAGTTTGCTGGTGGCTAGCATGTCCACGCCGCTCGCCAAAGGGCCGATGGCGCCCTTCCAAGAAGGCAATTGGGGCATCAATTTATGCTCCATTGGAGGGTCGGGCGTTGGCAAAAGCGAGCGCATCTACGCCATCGGAAAGATGCTGGGCTTGCACGTCTACCCGATCTTCGCCTCCACGAAGATCCCGGAGCACATCGGGGGCTACCCGGTTATGACGCCCGTTGGCTTCTCTCTCGAATGCGCGCTGCCCCAGATTCGCGCTGCCATCAACGACGAACGTGCCATTCTTTTTCTCGACGAGATTTCATCCGCGCCGCGCGCAGTACAGGCAGCGCTTCTCTCCTTGATGAATGAGCGCACCATCGGTGAGTACAAGCTGCCCCCGGGTGTACGCATTGTTCTCGCAATGAACCCCCCAGATATTGCAGCTAACGGCCGAGAGCTTGAAATCCCCTTCGCTAACCGCGTACTGCACTACGCGTACACAAATCCTACGCTGAAGCAATGGGACGAATACATGAACGATGAGTACGAGCCCGACATCCCCAATTTGACCAACAGTGAAGCCCGCGTTCGCGCCAACTGGGGGCTTCACTTCGGCGCTGTATTACGCGTAACCCACGATTTTCTGGCGTCGTCGGGCGGCACCTACAAGCTGAAAAAGGGAGAGGGGGAGGATGATGGAAAGGAGCACTACCGCCTCTATGACCAACCAGAGGCAGACGACCCCCGCGCCGCGGGCCCCTGGCCTTCTCACCGTACGTGGTCGTGGGCTGTCAACGGCGTCACCACCGCCCGCTGCCTTGGATTAGGAGAGCGCACCCAGCTCGACGTCGTTGCGGGCCTGGTCGGCGCAGGGCTCGCTGCCGACTGGGCCGTCTTCATGAAGAAGCTGAATTTGCCCAATCCCGAAGACGTACTCCTGAAGGGCTGGCAGATTCCTAAGCAGCTCGATGTTGTACGCACGGTGCTGTCCTCGTGCGCCATTTACGTAGCTAACGAAGCGGACCCCGTAAGGGGAGCGCAGCTGGCAACTAGCTGCTGGCTCTTGCTGTTCAACGCGGCGAGCTTTGGTTACGCCGATGTCTGTACACGCCCCGCGAAGACGTTACTTCGTGCCCATTACGACGGGAACCATCCAGACCCTCATCTTCAAGAAGCTGTAGCGCAGACCACTGGCCTGCTCTACGACAAGGGGCACCTAAAGTACATCGGGGTTACCTGATGGACCGTTCTATCGTCTCTGAGGCACTCTCACGCCTTTCCCTCGGACGTGCCTACGTCAACTCTCGCGCCGACTACTATGACGGGATCCTGCTCGACATGGTGGTGGAAGTGGTTGACGTCCCGGGGACCACCATGGGCATTACGCAGGGCTTGGTGCTCTACGTTAACGGCCCCTGGCTGCTGTCCGATCCTGAAGTTCAGGCAGAAGATGTTATCGGCAGCTGCCTCGTACATGAGAGTGAACACATTCTACGCGGCTTTGAACG